CATCAATATTTGGTGGTGATTTAATTAAGATAGGTGATGAGACAATGAGGGTGGATGGTGTTGGGATAGGTCTGACAAATAGAATACAAGTCAGAAGACCTTGGATGGGTACAGCACTTGCTGGATATAGCACTGCTGCTGTAGTTACTAAAGTTGTTGGTAACTATAATGTTGTTGATAATACAATAAACTTTGTTGCTGCTCCAAGTGGTAATGTTCCATTAAGCACTACTACATATAGACCTGATGAAAGAGATTGGGTTGGTATTTCAACTGGATCTAGTTTTGAAGGAAGAATGTTTATGAGATCTGGTGTTCCAGATACTCTAGAAGAGACATATTATAGAAACTATGTTTTTGATAGTCTTTCTGCTCAATTTACTGGAGAAAAAGCAGATTTCACTCTTAAATCAGAAGCAGGAAATGTTGCAGGATTAACTACAGATAATGCAGTCATTCTGGTTAATGATGTATTCCAAACTCCTGGTACATTAAACAACTATACCTTAGCTCAAACAACAACTGGTATTACTACTATTACATTTACTGGAACTGGTAGTTCTGTTTCTAGTGATCCTAATGTAGGAACACTTCCTTTAGGTGGTGCAATTGTTTCAGTTGCTTCTACAGAGGGATTTGGTTATCAACCACTAATAGGAGCAGGTGGTACTGCAGTTGTTTCTACTGCAGGTACTATTCAGTCTGTAAGTATTGGATATACAGGTTCTGGTTATAGGGTAGGGGTTCAAACTGTATGTAATGTTGCCATTCAAACCTCAACATTACCAGGTACTAGTGTTATTGGAATTGGTACTGCTATTATCGATCAACGTGGATTTATTTCTGGTATTGGTATTACTAATCCATATGTCTTTAATATACCTGTTTTCGTTTCTAATGTGGGGTATGATACAGTTACTGGATTAACTACGGTTACTACTTCTAGTGCTCATGGATTCTCATTAGGTGAGGAAGCAGTTCTTTCTGGTATTGCATTTACTTGTAACTATTCTGGCACTAAAGCATTAAGCAATTTTGTTTATACTAAAGCAACTGGTATTGCAACAGTCACTACTTCTGCTGCTCATGGATATTCAGCAGATGATGATATAATTCTTACTGGATTAGCTGTTACTGAAGGTAGCACTAATATCACATATCCAAGATCATCCGATCCATATTATACAGGATCTAGAATTAGTTCTGTTCCAAGCTCTACTAGTTTTGTTATTCAAGTTGGTACAAGTAATACTGTAATGGAGTATACTTCTGGTGGTACAGTTCAGAAAGTAATTGTAGCACCTAGAAAGTCTAATAGCACTGATACTGATGGTGATCCTGCTTATAACGGAACTCCTGTTCTTCAAGTAATTGATACTACAAAGTTTGTAGTTAATACGGGAATCAATACTAATCCTCATCTCTATAATAGAGGTGGTGTTGTAAGAAGACCACTTAAAGTTATTATTGATGATCCATTACCTTATGCAGGTATTGCTCTAACCTATTCTTCTTCCAGTCCTTCTGGAGTTGGAACAGGTGGTATTGTTGATGTTGTAGTTGGAATGGCATCAAGTATAATTAGCTTTACTATTACAAATACAGGAAGTGGTTATGGTAATGATGAAATTTTAACTTTACCTATTGGAGGCCCTACTGGTATTCCTACTGATCCATCTAAAGCATATAAGGAATTCCAACTTACTCTTGATCCATGTTTCTATGATGAATTTACTGGTTGGTCTGTTGGTGAATTGCAATCATTGGATAATGTTGAGAAATTTATTACTGGAAGTAGACTTGATTTCCCATTAGAACTTGATGGTGAAACAGTAACCATTAGAGGTAGAAAAGGTTCTAAGATTGTTGAACAAGACCTTCTATTAGTATTTGTAAATGATGTTCCTCAAGTTCCTGGTGAAGGATATACCTTCCCAGGTGGTAGTAATATAACATTTACGGAAGCACCTAAAGAGGGTGATAGTATACAAATTCTTTTCTATAAAGGAACAGGATCTCAGGATGTTGTTGAAAGAAGAGTTTTAGAAACTGTTAAACCTGGTGATGATTTACAAATAACTCATTTATCAACTCAAGATTTCTGGTTAGAAGAAGCAGTTAGAGTTCCTCTTAGTGTAGATTCTACTGATCGTGTTTCAACACCACCATATTATGGACCAGGAAATACTGCAGATCCTAATTTAAAGAGACCAATTAGTTGGTGTAGACAAACTGAAGATAAGATTATCAACCAAATAGGTGTAGGAAAAGATAGGGAAATTTATGAACCTGTCATTAATCCATATTCTTCTATTATTAAAGCTGTTGGTATTGGATCAACTATCATTTATGTTGAAAATGCAAGACCTTACTTTGATCCTTATAATGAAGTTGATGATGTTGCTCCTGAAGCAAATGACTTTAAATTCCAAAAGAAAGTCAAGTTTATTTCTCAGGAGGTAAGATCGGGTGCTGCAGGAACTGCTGTTGTTTCAGGTCTTGGAACTATTAGTTCTGTTGCTATTTCTACGGGTGGTATTGGATATAGTACAGCAACTGTAAGTTTTGGTAGTACATCATTAAGTGGAGATGCTGTTGGTGTAGTTACTACATCCACACGAGCATATGGAACTCCTGTAATTAGTGCTGCTGGAACTATTACTGGTATTGCAATTACTGCAGTTGGTTCTGGATATACTTCATCCAATCCACCATCTGTCCTTATTAGTCCTCCTGTATGGTCTGAAGAAGAAAATACAGTAGGTAGTTATGAAGGAGATTCAGGTGTTATTGTTGGTTTTGGTACTACAACTGTTGGAGTATCAACAGGATATCAACTAGTATTTGATATACATATTCCTGCATCTTCTGATATGAGAGATGCTAATATTACAGGAACTGCTGTTACTATTAGTGGTATAAGTACTGGTGATTACTTTGTTGTTAATGATTCCAATGTAGGATCTGCATCTACATCCATACGTTCTCTTGCTGCAGATGGTGCTACTATTGGTATTGGAACAGACTTTGTTAACAATGTATATGAAGTTAATACCTTTGAGATAGTTCAATCCCCCACTGGAATTGCTTCTGATGGAGTGGGTATAGGAACTACTCATATGAATAGAGTATTTGTTAAGATAGGTGATAACTTCACATGGACTGGTCAATGGCCTAGTTTCAGTGGAGTTGGAATCCAGACTGGAAATTACTTTGGATCTTATAGTTGGGGTAAGATTAGTCTACCTTCAAGATCTGAAAGCAATACTTATGAAGCCTATACATTAGGAGGGGTTGGTGGAATAACCACTTCTCCAGTGGTAAGGAGATCTAGATCTCTTAAACATAAGGCATACTACACACCCCCAACTTAATCCTTAATAAATAAAGAAAAAATCTCTGTCCAATGGCTGCAATTATAACTGACCAGATTAGGTTGTTGAATGCAAAGAATTTCGTTGCTGGTGTAACATCTACTACCAACGCTTATTATTCTTTCATTGGGTTACCAAATCCCACCGATATTCAAACTGATTGGAATACTGATCCCCCTTCTCCTAAAGATAATTTTACTGAGGAGAATGATTATTGGGATGATATGATTGCATTGAAAAAGGTCAGTGCAGGAGATTGTAGGCAAGTTGTTACTAAAAGGGTATGGTCATCAGGTACTACCTATGACATGTATAGAGGAGATTATAGTAGATCAAATACTGCTCCTGTATCTGGTGCAACAAATTTATATAACTCAACTTTTTATGTTATAAACACTGATTATAGAGTTTATATTTGTCTTCAAAATGGTACTGATCCAGATAACCCTAATGGAAGGCCTTCACTAGATGAACCAACTTTTACTGATTTAGAACCAAGATCTGCTGGAAGTAGTGGTGATAATTATCTATGGAAGTATCTTTATACTATTAAACCTGCTGATATTATTAAATTTGATTCTACTGACTTTATGCCAGTTCCTTTAGACTGGGAAACCAATGTTGATGATGCAGCAGTTAGAGATAATGCTGTAGATGGATCTATCAAGATAATCACTATCACAAACCGTGGTGAAACTATTGGTCCTTCTGGTGGTACTGAATATACAAAGGTGCCGATTAAAGGTGATGGTTCTGGAGCAGAATGCACAATTACTACAACTAACGACCAACAGGTTGATACCATAGTTGTTTCTAAGCAAGGGTCTGGATACACTTATGGTAGTGTTGCATTAGAAGATGGAGGTGTTCCAACAGGAACAACTATTCCAACTTTCGATGTTATTATTCCACCTCAAGGTGGTCATGGTGCAGACATTTATAGAGAATTGGGAGCAATGAATGTTCTTATATATTCTCGGATTGAAAATGATAATGAAAACCCAGACTTTATTACTGGTAACCAAATAGCACGAGTTGGATTAGTAGAGAACCCACAAAAGTTTGACTCTACAGCACTTTTAAGTGCAGATAAAGCAAGTGCATTAAATGCATTAAGATTGACTGGATCTGGATATAGTTCTGCTACATTCCAAGCCGATAGTTATTTTGTACAAACAATTGCTGCTGGATCAACAGCTCAAGGAAGGGTTGTTAATTATGACCAAACTACTGGTGTTTTGAAGTATTGGCAAGACAGGACTTTGGCTGGTTTTAATACCGTTGGAACTGCTCAAACTGCTCCTACATATGGATTTAATTTAAACAAATTTACTTCTTCTCCAGGAACAGGTGGTAATTTGGAAATTGTTCCCACAGCAGGGTCAACTTTGCAAATTGATAGTGCATTTACAGGTATATCTACTGTAATAAATAATATCACATATTATCTTGGTCAGAATTTTACGGATGGTCTTTCCAACCCTGAAGTTAAACGACATAGTGGCAACATTATTTTTGTTGACAATAGACCAGCTATCACTAGGTCAGTTAACCAAAAAGAAGATATCAAAATAGTATTGCAATTCTAGAAAATCATGCCTCAGAATACAAATTTAAATGTAGCACCATATTTTGATGACTATGATCCGTCTGATGATTTTTATCGGGTTCTGTTTAAACCAGGATTCCCTGTTCTAGCACGAGAACTAACAACTCTTCAATCTATATTACAAAATCAAATTGAAAAGTTTGGTCAGCACTTTTTCAAAGAAGGTGCTAAAGTAATTCCTGGAAATACTGGATATAATCAAATTTATTATGGTGTTCAACTACAAAATAATTATCAAGGTGTTCCTGTATCTGCATATGTTGATCAATTAATTGGTACAAAAATTACAGGACAAAGATCTGGAGTTAGTGCTATTGTTGATAATGTTTTATTACCTGAAGATTCTGAACGTGGTCAACTTACTGTTTATATCAACTATTTAAATTCAAGCACAACTAATAATTCTACTCAAGAATTTTTTGATGGAGAAGAATTAACTTGTAATACTACTATTTCATCTGGATTATTGGGTAATACAACAATTGCTCCAGGTGCTCCTTTTGGTGTTACATTAAGTAATAGTGCTGCAATAACAGGATCTTCCTTCCAAATTCAAGAAGGAGTATATTTTGTACATGGTCAATTTGTAGGGGTTCAGCAAGAAACTCTTATTCTTGATCAATATGGAACAGAGCCTAATTATAGAGTTGGTTTGTTTGTCAATGAAGAAATAATTAATGCTGATATTGACGAAAGTTTGAATGATAATTCTCAGGGATATAATAATTATGCTGCACCAGGTGCTGATAGATTAAAAATTTCATTAAGTCTTTTTAAAAAATCTGTAGATGATTTTGATGATACTAGTTTTGTTGAACTAGGAGTTGTTAATTCAGGTGTATTAAGGACTGCTAGAAGTGCATCATCAGGTTCAGGTGGTAGTGGTTTAATAATTGCTGGAGGTGGTGGAGCAGGATCATTAGACTTAACAGATACTCTTGCACGAAGAACATATGATGAAAGTGGTAATTATGATATAAAACCATTTGACATCACCCTTTTTAATTCTTTAGACGACAATATTGGAAATAGAGGTATTTTTCAAGCAGGACAATTTACACCTCAAGGAGGATCTCCTTCTGAAGACTTAGCTGTATATAAAATTTCTCCAGGAAAAGCATATGTAAAAGGATATGAAATTGAAACATTAAATCCAACATTTATTGATTGTCCTAAAACAAGAGACACAAAACTTATAGAAAATCAGTCAATAATTTATAATACGGGTCCAACTTACAAACTTAATAGTGTTTATAGAACTCCTACTGTAGGTATTGGTAGCACATATGTTTTAAGTCTTAGAAATGAAAGACAAGGATCCAATCAAGAAAATGCTGCAGGAAATGAAATTGGATATGCTAGAGTTTATGATTTTAGATTAGAATCACAAAATTACAATTCAAATAATTCAAATTTAGATGAATGGGAACTTGCTTTATTTGATGTACAAACATTTACTGAAATAAAATTAAATAATCCATTAACACAGTCAGTTCCTGCTATCATTGAAGGAAAAAGAAGTGGTGCAAAAGCATTTTTACAAGGATCTGTTACTGCTGGATTGGGATTAACTGTATATGAAAAGACTGGTAATTTTATTAAAAATGAGCAACTTATAATTAATGGAGTTAATAATGGAAGAGTTGCTGTAGGTATTACTGAATATTCTGTATCTGATGTAAAATCAGTATATGGAACTGATGATGGTTTGGTTGGTATCAATACATTTAATGCTAATGTAGTTCCTTCAGTATTATTCCCTGTAGGAGTAGCAACAGTTGGTATGGTTACTCATTCAAATAATCAATCAATTATTAAGAGTGCTAATCCAAATTTCCCAGGAATTACAACTGTTGGTAATTTAATCCAATATACAGATTTGGATTACTCAGAAGATCCAATTACGTCTAGAGTGGTAAGTGTGGGATCTTCTCATGTTTATGTTACTGGAGTTACTACTGTTACAGGAATAGTTGATGGTACACTTCCAAAAACATCTGTTAAGAGTGTAAGTGACTTAAGAGTATTGACAAGCTTATTAGATCAATCATCTGATAACACTTTATTTACTCCTCTTCCTAAGAAAAATATTTCAAATGTTGATTTAACTTCTGCTAGTATTGTTATAAGGAAAACATTTTCCGTATCTATTAGTAATGGTCAATTAAATACTCCATTACCAACTGTGGGTGCTAATGAAACTTTCCAACCATTTACACCTAAGAGATATTCGTTAATTGGTGCTGATGGAACTACTTATGATTTGACTGCTGATCAGTTTGATTTTGGAACTGGTAATACATGTCAAATTCGTGGTTTAACAACTCCATCACAATCTAATAATGGTGCAACTCTTATTGCTACTATTAAAAAAGCAAAACCACTAGCTAAACAGAAAATAAACAATAAAGTTAAATATATTGTTATTAACTATTCAAAAGAGCAAGGATCTGGAATTGGAGCAACAACATTAAATGATGGATTACTCTATGGAAATTATCCATATGGAACAAGAGTTCAAGATGATGTTATATCAGTTAATGTTCCTGATATTATCCAAATTCATGGTGTTTTTGAATCAGCAGATACAAGTGATCCATCAGCTCCAAAAGCAACTCTTTCTTCTATAGTTACACAATCTACTACAACCAATGAATTGATAATTGGTGAACATATGGTAGGTCAAGATAGTGAAGCTGTAGCAATTGTTGCAGAAAAATTAACTAATAATCAAATTAGTTTTGTTTATAAAAATAATCTTGAATTTAAAGAAGGTGAAACTGTAACTTTCCAAGAGTCTTCAGCACAAGCAATCGTTTCTACCTTAGATGCAATTAGTTTTGATATATCACCAAATTATAATTTCTCCGATGGTGGTGAAGTAACTTTTTATGATTATGGAACAATTAAGAGAAAAGCAGATGCTGATGCTCCTAAGAGAAAAATAAAAATTTATTATCAAAGTGGATCTTTTGATGCTAATGATAACGGAGATATTATTACAGTTAATTCTTATGATCAATTTACATATGGATTTGATATTATAAGAATTGATAGAAATAGTGCTACAGATATAATTGATATACGACCAAGAGTTTCATCAATAGCATCAGTTGCTGAAGGAGATCGATCTCCTTTAGAATTCCTTGGAAGAACATTTACTGGATCTGGAGATTCTGTTCCAAATATTTTGGCATCAGATGAATCTATAGTTATAGATTATTCATTCTTCCTTCCTAGAATTGATAGGATTTTCTTAAGTAAAACTGGAAATTTCCAAGTAAAATTTGGTGAACCATCTGAGGATCCTAAGAAACCAGTTCCTGTTGATGATGCAATAGAAATAGCAAGTATTGGTCTTCCCCCATATCTCTATAACCCTAAAGATGCTACATTAAGATTCTTAGATCATCGTAGATATACGATGTCTGATATTAAGAAACTGGATACTAGAATTAAAAATCTTGAGTATTATACAACTCTTTCACTATTAGAAACTAATACAGCTAATTTATTTGTTCCAGATAATGATGGATTGAATAGATTTAAGTCAGGATTTTTTGTTGATAACTTTACAGCTTTCCAAACTCAAGAAGAGAATATTGTTATTAACAATTCAATAGATAGAAAAAGAAAAGAATTACGTCCAAGACATTATACTAATGCAGTTGATTGTATGCCTGGTCCTGTTGTAGGTGTTGATGTTGCTGATGATCAACAATTTGCTACTATTGAAGGTATTAACGTAAGAAAATCCTCTGATTGTATAACATTAGATTATGGTGAAGTTGAATGGCTTAAGCAAAACTTTGCTACTAGATCAGAAAGTGTTACTCCTTTCTTGATTAGTTTCTGGCAAGGAACTATGGAATTGAACCCTGCATCCGATACTTGGGTAGATACTGCAAGACTTGAAGCTAAGATTATTCAAACTGAGGGTAATTATGCTGCAACTATGGATAATATGGTCAGAAATGATGGTATTGATCCTCAAACTGGGTTAGGACCTGTTCTTTGGAATTCATGGGAAACAACTTGGACAGGAGTTGAGACTCGTGACTTTGAAAGTGGAACTAGAACAGAGTTTAATGATATTGGTAATGCTTTTGGTAGAGGTGGTTGGATTAATGGTGATTGGGGTAATAACCCTGCTGCATGGGTTCAACAAACAGAAATTGTAACTATAAGAGAATGGTCTAGAGAAACCACTAGAACTGGAACTGAATCAAGAACTGGAAGTCAAACTATTGTTACTGAAACATTTGATGAACAGTCTGTAGGAGATAGAGTTGTTAGTAGAGATCTTGTTCCATTTATGAGATCTAGAAATGTTGAATTTGTTGCTAAGAAAGTTAAACCATTAACACAGTTATTTGCTTTCTTTGATGGTCAAAATGTAACTAAGTATTGTGTTCCTAAATTAATTGAGATATCAATGACTTCTGGAACATTCCAAGTAGGAGAGCAATGTCATGGAACAGTTTCTACTACTGGATTGGCTGGCAGAAGCAGAGATAATGTTCCTCAAATTAGATTTAGGGTTGCTCAATCAAATCATAAAGAAGGACCATATAATGTTCCTACAAAAACTTTCCGTGATAATCCATACACTAACCAATCTCTATCATCATCTTATTCTAGTACCTCTGATTTATTAAATGTAGATACTTTCTCACTATCTAATGAAGTGCAAGGTAGTTATCATGGTTATATTGAGCAAGGAATGGTTATTCATGGACATACTAGTGGAGCAAGAGCAACTGTTACTGGTGTAAAATTAATTTCTGATGTTTCTGCATTCTGTGCTGGATCATTCTTTATTCCAAATCCTAATAATATAAATTTCCCAAGATTTGAAACTGGAACAAAGGTATTTACTTTAACAAATGATGCAGAAAATGATGCAAATAAAGCATCCACACTTACTGATGAAACCTTTACTGCTGCTGGAACTTTAGAAACTGTTCAGGAAAACATTCTTTCTATTAGAAATGCTAGAGTTGAGCAAAGACAAGAATTCCAAGAAAGAAATGTAGAAGAAAGTCTTGGAACAACTGTTGTTGGAGAAGATGTTCTTGATACCACAGTGGGAGAAAGAATTACTGGATGGTATGACCCTCTAGCACAATCATTCTTGGTTGAAGATGATGGAGGAGTCTTTATAACAAAATGTGATATTTTCTTTAGAACAAAAGATGATGCTGATGTTCCTTGCGTATTCCAAATAAGATCCATGAAGAATGGATTCCCAACACAACATATCCTTCCATTCTCAGAGATTATATTGCAACCAGAAGATGTTATTACTTCTGCAGATGGATCTATAGCAACTACTGTTACCTTTAAAGCTCCAATTTATTTGGAAGGTGCTAATACAGAATATGCTATAGCATTAGCATCAAACTCAACAAAATATAGTGTTTATATTTCTAGAATTGGTGAGACTGATCTTTTAACTGATACCTATATTTCTAACCAACCTTATTTGGGATCTCTATTTAAGTCGCAAAATGCTTCTACATGGGAACCAAGTCAATGGGAAGATCTTAAATTTACTCTTTATAGAGCAGACTTTGTTGAATCTGGAACTTTTGAAATGTATAGTCCAGAATTGACACAAGGAAATGATCAAATTCCTCAACTTGTACCACAACCATTAGAATTATTCTCTCGGCAAGTAAGAGTAGGTTTAGGAACCACTATTGCTGAT